CATCCGCGCCGCCACCCTCGTCGACATCCCCGCGTTCGCCGAGGCATACATCGCACTCCTCGACGACGCCGGCGCGGTCGTGGCCGGCGGGCAGCCGGTCGGCGCGGATGTGGTGGAAGCCGCGGTCGTGCGGGAGCCGGCCCGGCCGCGGGCGGTCACCGCGTCCGTCACCGAGCTGTGGCGACCTCCGGCCGCGTGGTTCTCGGACCCGAAGCTGTCCCTGCCGACCCCGGTCACCATCACGGACGAGGGCCGCATCTACGGGCACGCTGCGCAGTGGGGCACCTGCCACATCGGGCAGGAGGGCACCTGCATTCAGCCGCCGCGCGAGGACGAGCACCCGTACTACCGCACCGGCGAGGTCGTCTGTGAGGGCGGTGAGCGGATGGCGGTCGGTCAGATCACCGTCGGCACCGGGCACGCCCCGCTGAACCTGGGCGCGTCTCCGGCGGCCGAGCACTACGACAACACTGGCGCGGCGGTCGCGGATGTCGCGGTCGGCAACGACCAGCACGGCATCTGGATCGCGGGCAGCATCCGGCCGCGCGCGGATCCGCTGAAGGTGTACGAGCTGCAGGCGGCCGGGCAGGTGTCGGGGGACTGGCGGCGGATCGGCGGTCAGCTGCGGCTGGTGGGTCTGCTGGCGGTGAACGTGCCGGGGTTCCCGGTGCCGAAGATGCGGGCGCGGGTGGCGTCGGGGCAGCCGCAGGCGCTGGTGGCGGCGGGTCGTCCACAGGTGGCGTGGAGTCGTCCGCAGGCGGATGTAGAGCAGGAAGCGGTGCGGATCGTGATGCGGATGCTGTCGCGCCGGGTCCACCCCGGGGGGAGGTGAGCAATATGTGCAGCTGCAACAAGAGGCGTCGTCCGGCACCTCCGCCGCCGCCTCCTCCGAGCGTCTGACCTTTAGGTTTACCCGACCAGTCAAGTAAATTGACACATTGTCGGATAGTGTGCTATGCGCTAACCTCCGTGATCAAAGGGCGTTGAAGAGCCCGAACCCAACCCTTCGATCACGGAGGAAATCGTGGCCGACGAGCTGTTCAACGCCCCGTCCGACCTCACCCTCACCAGCGACACCGAACTCGCCGAACTCGAAACGACAGCAGTCGCCGAGTTCGAACGCGTCTCCGCCCTCGACGACGTCGCCCCCGACACCCTCGCCTACGCGATGCGCCTCACCAGCGACCTCGACAACATCCGCGCCGAACTCCGCGTCCGCGAGGTCCGCGCCGAGCAGCAGGCCCAGCTCCAGCAGACCCGCGTCGGCGAGCAGCTCGCCGCGCTCCGCGAACGGGTCCACGGCCCCACGCCCGCCGAAGCCGCCGCCGCCCACCAGACCGTCGACGCCGAAGCCATCGCCGCCGCCGCCGCACGCGGCGTCACCGCCGGCATGGTCGCCCTCATGGGCGAACGCCGCGGCAACATCGACGCCGAGGCCCTCGCCCGCCGCGCCACCGCGAGCCTCGCCGAGACCGCCCGCCACGCACCGGCCCCCAAGGTCCCCACCCAGCGCCTCGCGATCACCGCATCGGTCGACATCCCCGGCGTCGCCCACGGCGGCACGCTGCCGACCCTCGACGCGCTCACCGACGTCGTGACCCGCAAGGCCAAGTCCATGCCGGTCACCCGCGGCAACCCGAACAACCAGCTCGTCGCCTCGGTGAAGAACGAGTTCTCCCACACCGTCGACGAGCGGACCTCACCGTCGGAGATCCGCGAGCTGTTCGACTACCTCACCTCCCCGGAGAAGCAGGCCGCGCTCGTCGCGGGCGGCGGCTGGTGCGCGCCGTCGGAGATCCGCTACGACTTCTTCAACATCGCCTGCTCCTCCGGCCTGATCGACCTCCCCACGGTCGGCGTCACCCGCGGCGGCATCCAGTTCCCCGTCTCCCCGTCCCTCGCCGACACGGTCAACTCCATCGCCTTCGGCGGCTTCGCGGTCACCTTCAACGGCGACTCCGTGCCGTGGCTGTGGACCGAGGACGACGACATCGCCGCCGCCACCGGCTCCCCCACCAAGCCCTGCGTCCGCGTGCCCTGCCCCAGCTTCGACGAGGAACGCCTGGAGCTGTACGGCATCTGCCTCACCGCGGGCAACCTCGCCGACTCCGCATACCCCGAGGCGACGCAGCACATGATCCGGCTGCTCATGGCCGCGCACGACCACGCCATGAACGCCCGCCTCATCTCCCTCATGGTCGCCGCCTCCAGCGCGGTCACCTCCATCACCGGCGGCGCGGCCACCGACGCCGCCGCCCCCCGCATCTTCAACGCCGTCGGCCTCGCCGCCACCGACTACCGCGAGCGGTACGGCATGTGCCTCGACGACGTCCTCGAAGTCGTCTTGCCCGCCTGGGTCCGCGAAGTCATCCGCGGCGACCTCGCCTGGAAGGCGGGCGTCGAGCTCCAGGCCGTCCCCAACAGCGAGATCGACTCCTACTTCCTCGCCCGCAACGTGCGCGTGCAGTGGGTCGACGACTGGCAGGTCCGCGCCTCCGGCCAGTTCGGCAACGCGACCGCGATGACCGCGTGGCCCACGACCGTGGACTTCCTCATCTACGCGGCCGGCACGTTCATCCACGGCAACGGCATGAGCCTCGACCTCGGCGTCGTCCGCGACAGCGTCCTGAACGAGACCAACGACCACACCGCCCTGTGGTCGGAGGAGGCCCACCTGATCGCGAAGGTCGGCCACGAGTCCCGCCAGTACCGCGTCGGCTTCAACGTCAACGGCTCCACCTCGGCGCTGCTGACCGGCACCGTCCGGGTCTGACCCGGCCCGGCCGTGACCGCAACCGTTGACGAAGGGAGGTGAACACTCATGGCACGCCAGCTCATCGAACTGCCCACGACGTTCACCTCCCTGCCGCACGGGCTGTGGGACTCCATCCAGACCCCCAGCCCCGGCACCGTGCACTGGCAGAACGGCGTCACCTGGCAGGACCGCTGCCCGACCGGCGACACCACCTACGACGAATGCCTCGCTGTCACCGGCATCGGCGCGCCCCCCGAACCGGCCGCCAAGACCGCCAACGTTGAGGAGACCAACCGCGGCGCCACACCGTTCACGGTGTACGCCCGCTTCGACTGCTCACCCATCGGCATGGGGGACGCCCAGACCGTGGCCCAGGACGCGCTCGCCCGCGTCGAACAGCTACAGGTGGAGACGGCGTTCTGGACCGGCGTCGCCGGAGGCCAAGCGGTCGTCTTCCCGCACCTCGCCGCCGACGGCGAAGTCATCGAAGGCGAAGTCGTCCTGCAGACCGTCGCCTCGCCCGTTGTGACCGGCGCCGACGTCGCCCACGCGATCGGACTGCTGGAGCAGGAACTCGCCGAGTGCTACGCCGGCCAGGGCCTCATCCATGTACCGCGGAGTGCGCTCGCGACGCTGGCCGCCTGGAACCTGGTGACCGAGATCGACGGTGGCCTGTTCACGCCCGGCGGGAACCGGATCGTGGCGGGCGGCGGCTATCCCGGCACCGGCCCGGACGGTGAGGCGCCTGCCGCAGGCACGACGTGGATCTATGCGACTGGTGCGGCGTGGGGCTACCGGTCGAACGTTTTCTTCTCGCAGGTACGGGACTCGCTGAACCGGTCCTCGAACACCTTGCAGATGCTGGCCGAGCGGAACTACCTGATCGGCTTCGAGTGCTGCCTGCTGGCCGCGCACATCGTCCTGGGCGTGCCCACCGAATAGGAGTATCACCATGGCAGCTACGTCGACGTGCGCGACTCCCATCAAGGGCACGCACATGCGGATCATCGCTCTCGACGCGTGCGGCGTGCCGGTCACCGGCGCGTCCGGGCTCGTCGCCGTCTCGTCCGGGTTCGTGCAGGTCGAGATGGAGCCCGACTACGAGGACGGCGAGGAGTTCTTCGAAAGGACCGCGTCCGGGCAGCCGTGCGTGAACCAGAAGGACGACCCCACCCTGAAGCGTCTGGGCCTCACAGTCCAGATGTGTGAGGTGAACGTCAGCATGCTCGCGTTCATCCTCAGCGCCCGCGAGCTGACCACCGGCACGCCGACCACCGGCACAGGATTCGCGATCGCCGAAGGCAACCCGACGAACCGGTTCTCGTTGGAGGTGTGGCAGGAGGTCGCCGGATCCGGGGCGTGTGACGCGTCCGGGAACCAGCGCTACATCTACAATGCGTGGCCCAACGTCGGGGCGACGCAGCTCGGTTCCTACACGATCGAGAACGCGCGCTCCACGCTGGAGTTCACGTCCGAGACACGCGGTGCCGGTGCCACGTGGGACACCCTCATCGGCGAGGACTTCCTGCCGTCAGGTGAGTCGGTGGAAACGGACGAGCACTGGATCTGGAACGTGACCACGACGGCTCCGCCGACCGCGGCGTGTGACCCGACGACGCTGGCCGCATAGGCCGGGTCGGTGGTCGCGCAGTTCGGTCCTTGCTCGGACTGGCCGGTTCAGTGGACGTGCGACGTGGACACCCTCAACCCGGCGGTGACCGGGGTGGCGGTGTCCATGGCCACGGAAACCCTGTGGGCGTTGACCGGCCAGCGCTTCGGGCTGTGCGAGGTGACGCTGCGCCCGTGCCGCCGTGACTGCGGGACCGGCTCGTTCTTCGACGACTTCGGTCCGCCCTGGGCTGGCGGGCGGTCGTATCCGCAGCCTGCGCTGATCGGTGGGCAGTGGTTCAACCTGACGTGCGGCAGCTGTGCCGGCGACTGTTCCTGCACGAGCGTGTCGGAGGTGCTGCTGCCTGCGCCGGTGCTG